TAGCTTTCAGCATCTTCAACTAAATCTTGTAACAAGTCATTTTCTTTTGTGTCGGCTGGAGCAATACCCAACCGACGCTTTATTTTAGCAAGTTGAGCATCATCCATGCTTATTCTCCCGCTTCTTCTTCGATTTCTTCAACGGGTTCAGCTTTAGGCAATACAATGTCGCCTTGCGCTCCGTCTGATTCGATAACGCCTTTTTTAAGTAGCGCTCTAATGCGTGCATCTGACACATTCAAGTCAAAGCGAGGATAAACCTCGCCGGCTTCGTAAAATCGGTTGTTGTCTTTGGTGTCAATAATATTCTTAGTTACGATATAAGCCATTGACTCCCCTTTCTAATTCGCTTAGACGTTTTCAGCTGAAGCAGTCAAACGTGCGAATGCGTTATCTTTAGTTACTGCAACCGCAATGTCCATTGTGCAACGGATCGCAACCATTTCTTGTTCAAACAAGTTGATTGGCTCGTTGTTTGCGCTCTTGACTGTTGAGATTTGAGCTTCTTCTGAAATTGAGTAGTTGATGTTGTAAGGAACACCGTAAATAAGATTGTCAAAGTCACCAGCGAACAAGTCGCCTTTCTTGAATTGTTTAGACTTCATATCTACGGTTGTAATTCCATCAAGTTTGTTTGTATCTTTATCGAAGATTGTTTTCTTGTCGCCGTCACGAGCATCACGAAGTGCTGAACGGTTTGACAAACGAGAAACAAAAGCGTTGATTTCTACGTCTTTGTCTAGTAGTTTATCTTCAAGTTTTAAGATATTTTCATAGTTTACTGGACCAGTAACAATGTTTTCAGCGGTTTTGGCAGCCTTAGCGACTGAATTGGCAAATGGTGTTTCATGTCCAAGAAGTCCGGCTTCGTCAATTTTAGTGTAGAATGCTTCGACGATTTGAGGTTTCATTTCTTCAAAGAATTTTTGCCATGTGTAATTAAGCACTTCACGAGAAGCGACCAGGATGATACCAAGTTTTTTTGCGCGAAGTTTTACTGGTACAATTTCAGGCTTGTCAGTCTTGATTTTTTCTGTTTCATCTACCCAGTAAGCTGAGATCCCGTCGGTTTGAACGTAAACAGTTTTTTCTTGTTTTCCGTCCATTTCGTGATATTTACCAAGTTGCATTACAAGTGAGTTTTCGGCAACTTCTTTCATGATAATGTCTGTAAATTCGGTATAAAGTGTACCGTCTTTCTTTTCAGAAACTAATACTTTATCTGGTGTGAATGTTTGAATTGTCATTTATATTTTCCCCTTTTAAATAATTCTTGAATTGCGAAAGATTTCTCCGCTTGATTGTGTTTTTGAACCACCAAACGCCGTACTTACTGCGGGCGGTTCTGATTGTGTATATTCAGACTTGATTTCACTAATAATGCTTTCAAAGTCTGAAATAGCTTGTAGTGTGCCGTCTGCCGTGTCTTTTACGACAAAGGCAAGCACTCGTTCATTTACAGGCAACTTACGACTTGATAGAGTTTTAATTGCTTCATCTGTCAATTCTCGCTTAGTCTGTTCTTTCTCAAGTCCAGCGATTTTATCAAGTAGCGATTGCTTTTCTGCTTCAGCTTCTTTTCTGCGGTATTCTTCAAGTTCTTTGCCTGATAATTCTGTTTCCGCTTTATACTTTTCCAAAGCCTTTGCAATCGCTTCTTGTGTAGATTGAGCGTGCTTTTTCTCCGCTTGCTCAAGTCGTCTTTGCATTTCTGCGATTGATACCGTCTTTTCAGTTTCTTGTTTCGGAGTGCTAGCTTGTTCCTCAACCGTAGTGTCCTGAACTTGTGTATCAACTGTCTGTGTTTGTTCTTCTGCCATGTTTGGCTCCTTTCTCTACGCTTTAACGAGCAACCCCCTCGAACTCATGCAACTTTTAACGTCTTTAGCACGGTTTGGACAATAAAAAAAGGTGTCATTTAAAATGCAACCTTTTAAAAATCTTGATTAAATTGATCTAGCGTACTTCTTCCGTCTTTGTACTTCATTTCAATATGTCCATACGCTGAGCATCTACAATTCGGATGCATCGGAAACATATTTACGCCTTTTTCCACTTTATCAATCGGCACTGCCGTATTATCTAACGGCTTACAGATGTCACAAGCGCCACTTTCAGCTACAAAAATCATATGAGTAAAGCCGTTATCTTGCAACATAGCATGGTCTGTGTCTGAGTTTATCCTCGCTATCTCGGTCTTAATCAACCGTTTAGCGTTATACTCACTTGTACCGTACTTGTTAGCTAGTAGCTTCATCTCTTTTTGGTAACCGTTCATATCCGTGTATATGCGGTTTAACGAAGCGAATACATCTCTTTGGAGTAGTGGTTGAAGTCCATTTTTGCCCCAAACACGACTTGAAAAATCCTGACCGTAAAAATCAGCGTCTAAAATCGAATCTAAGCGCTTTTTCGCTCCACTTGAAGAAATACCCAAGATACCAGCTTGCCGCTTAAATTCGGCTAAATATTCGCTTCTACGTGCCTTATCAAAGACTTCATCAAGGTTACTTGTTAAACTGTTAATTTCAAGACCTAACTCAGCTTTCAAAAGTTCCAAGCGACTGACTTTCATTTTTAGATTGTAAACCCGTAACCAAGAATTAGCCTTATGACTGAAATCTTTCTCTTTAACGGCTTTTCTTGCCTTTTCTGCAAACTTCGTAACGTCAAACTCGGAAGCACGCTTCATAGCTTCTTGCTTCGTCAAACCCTCACGCCCGGCATAACCAAGATAAAACTTATCTATCTGTGCTTGCAGTCGGTCATAGCTTTCTTGATACAACTGTGTTATCAGTTTGTCACGGTCTAAATCACGCTTGATTAGTTCAGCTTGCGCTTTACGTTCAGCATTATATAAACGGTTATCAGCTTTCTTGCTCATTCATGCCACCTACTAACTGCATGATCTCGTGGTCGCTTGCGCCAGTTTCTTTTAAAATGCGCCCTTGCTCTGTCTTGTAGTCTGTAAAGCTTGCATTGTTCATCAATGTTTCTTGTGATACTACTCCGCCAGCTTCGATATACGCTTTAATTTCATTCCATACGTCTTGTGGAATGTTTGGATGGAAAGTAAAGGTCAGCTTGCTTGCTTCGATTGAAGGCTTATTGATAGCCTTATGAATGTTGCTGATTAGTTCATATCTTCTACGCAAAGCCTTAGTAAAGTATGTTTCTTTATTCTTTCTGACTTGCTCAAGACCAATCATTTTATAAAGAAGTGCAATACCTGATGATGTAGCGTTAAATCTATCATCTTCAAGATTAGGAATACGACTAAATCTGTGAATGTCGTTCGCTAAGCGGTTCTTATATGCTTCCGTTCCTTGCACGTCATATTGCTTGTAGATATATCCAGCATCTGCGCTCGTTTGTTGTCCATTTGCACTGATACCAGTTTGAAGTAGTAGCGTGTTAGCATCTTTCATTTTAGCAATATCACTTGCTGACAAGCCTAATGCATCTAAATCACCCTTGATAAGAAGCATTGCATCATTCAAGTCTGACATATAGTTAGCTGTGTCCGATTGTCCAGCATCATAGGCATCTATCAAAGAGATTTCACTTTCAAAGTCACCCATTCTATAACGGTTATTCCACCATTCGACAACTGGAACATCTCTATATTCATGCTTCGTGATTGTATCGACTGCAAGCTTAGTATTCCCTACCGTAAATGGCTTATAAGTGATAACTTGGTCTTTAGTATAGACTGTCATATTCACTTTATCAGCGAATACTGGAAGATGCACGGCTAAAATGATATTCTGTTCAACTGTCAAATCACGAACAACAAACATTTCAAGCGGGTTAATCAAAACAACTCTATCTGCTCCGTCTTTATCTCGGAAGTGATATTCAAAAGCACGACCATAGATTGAAGCATCAAGCGCTAAATCTCCGTTTAAAGCGTTGATGTCATTGTTCCACTCGATTTCTTGAATGGTTTCAAGTTGCTTTTTCTCTGCTCCCTCAAGGATACCGATTGAAACGGGATTGCCAATAACATAGTTAGTTGCAAAGCTAGAAATATATCCACCCCATTTATGACGTACCCGATAATCTGCTTTTTCGTTGTCTAATCGTCTATGCCCTGACAAGATGCTGTAATTATCGCCTTTAGCATAAGATGATAATACTTTCAAGCGCTTTTGCTGACTGCTAAAGAATGCTTCAATCATCCCCCTAAAAACTTTCTTGCCGTTATCCGTATTCAGTAGTTCATCACTTGAAGCATATCTGAATTGCTCATTTGAAATACTGCCAAAGTATAGACTATCAGACCTTGATTTATTTACTGTGTCTATACCATGTTCAAATTCATTTACTTTGTCCACTCTCTACCTCCTGAACATTTTATTAATTTTACTGATAGCCTTGTCAACGTCCACATCTTTTTTCGTCTGATATATCCTATCTTGTAAAGCATAGCGTATAGCGTCTATACAGTGATTATAGCTATCGACTGGCTCGTTGATATACTCGTTTGTTTTCTTATCTTTCTTCCAAGTGTAATTTTCAAGTTCTTCAATCAGCTTTACACACCTTTCATCTACTATCCATTCATACTGTAACAAGTATTGTATGCCTTGCATGACTGAACCAGCGCCTTTTTGAACATCTATCACTCGTGGAATACCAAGATTTCGCAATTCTTGATTCGATTTCTTTTCAGCGCTATCAGCTCGTATCTGCTCTTTAGCATATCCTAGCGCCTTTATCACTTCAGCTATCTTGTCATTCGTCAAGCCTTTTCTCACAAATTCCTCAACGACATATAAACGCTTGTTTTCGTCGTCTATTCTTACATGAAGCAAGGCTGACGGGTCATTAATAAAACCGTAGTCAAGACCAAAATAAGCCGGCAAATGCGCCAGTTCTTCCTTGTTAAGCAGTCGTTTTTCATACTTAGGAAAAATCAGCTTGTCAAGTGTTGCAAACTCTCCCAAAGCATAAATTTTATAATATGCTTCGTTCCTGTTCGCTAGTTCCTCGATATTCTCGATAGTTACTTGATCTAAAAAGCGATTGTCTTTGTATGATGTGTGATAAACAACTGTATTCTTTGGCTTCTTCACAAAAAATGCGTTATAAGTCCAGTTTACTTTTGAAACGGGGTTAAATATCAAGAATATCTGCTTGTTCAAGTGTTTCTTATCCCGCAAACGCAAAGTCAACTGTGTGTAATCGTCTAGCGTAAATTCTGACGCTTCTTCCATGACTACATCAGACACATCTTTAATAGACTTGATTTTTTCGGGGTTGTCTAACCCTTTAAAAATAAACTGTGCGCCGTTTGGTAACTCTATGCGATATGCTGAATTGTTGACCTTGCATTTGTCTAGCAACTGCCAGCTATCCAAACATTGCTTGACATCTTCAAAGATTGAATCATGAACCGTAGCGCCTACCTTACGCAGAAATAAAACCTTGCGTGGACGCTTCCAGTCTTGACAAGACTTAAAGACTACCTTTTGTATCACGCCATGACTTTTCCCACTTGAAGCGCCACCATAATGCACTTCAGTAAAGGTTGAATAGTCGTATAACTTGTCATAGATATGCTTATTAAAGACACGGCTTGGGTAATCAATAATGATATTGATTTTAGGCTTATTCTTCGTTATCATCCCAATCACCAACTTTTATATCAATAGTTTTTTGAGTGATTTCTTGCCTATCCACAAATAAGCCGTAACGCTTACCAAGGTCAACTGCGGCGCTCTTACGAGTTGACACGTTAGGCTTAGCATCCATGACTTTTTGGTATCCGTCCCCGTCAAGCACTAATAAAGGCTCTGTGATTTCTCCACGCATGACAGCCGTTAAAAACTCAAGCACTTCTTGTTGGTCTGCGACACGTTCAGACTTTAATTGTTCCAATCGTTCGTCTATATAGGCTCTTACGTTAGCGTTTGCAAGCAGACGACTTCCATTCGCTCGTGCGACATCATCTTTCTTTACGTTCGGATAAGCCTTTTTATAAGCCTTTGTAGCGTTTAATTCGATGATGTACTCATCGGCAAATTTCTTTTGTTTTTCGGTCATCCCATTTTCCACCACCACCTTTCAAAACAAAAAAGCCAGCATAAAGCTGACTGATTTTCATAAGGACTTTTTAAATGCAAGGCGACTGCAAAGCCCTGCGGAGAACCAATAGTATATTGTCTTTTTAAATTTATTTTTTGCAGTCTTAAAGGCGACGGCTGGAATCGAACCAGCGGAGCAAAAAGTTTGTATAGCTTACCATTTTAAAATTAAAGAGATTATAGAACCTTTCGTCGCCGTAAAGGGCATTGCGCCTTTTAGTAAAATATATATAGGAGTCTATCAGCCTCTTGCTGATACTAACATAATATCACTTTAAAACTATCATTTACTTTCTTTATTATCAAAAATATTAGTAATTTCTTGAATAGCTTTATCTCTAGCACGTTGTATTGTTGCGCTGCTGCAATTCAGTCTTCTTTGAACTTCATCCCACTGAAGCCCGTCAATATAAAGTAACCTCATTACAATATTTTGGATAGGGTCAGAAAGACTTTCGATTGCTTTGATTAAATCATCTTGCTCTTGATATTCTCGTTCTATCTTCTGATAGATTTCATTAATTTTATCAACCACCTTAATATTCATGTCTTCGGTTCGATTATCATTTGTTGGTGATTTAGGCATACCGTCAAATGACTGCCCTTTAACCGTTCCAGACCTAAGACTGATGATCTCATGATGCAAGGACTTGATTTTAATATTCACATAAGGCAGTCTTTTTAAACGTTTCTTAATATCAATCAAATTCATCTCTCCCCAATTAAAATATTTACTGGTATCTTGAAATAAGTCGCCACATCTTCAACTATATAAAGATTAGGTTTTTTAGTTTTATTTTCCCATTTCATTATTTCTGCGTAAGAGTAACCTAACTTTTTGGCTAGTTCACTTCTTGAAAGTTTATTATCTATTCTTTTTTGCTTCAACATAAAAGCAAAGCGCTCGCATTGTTGGCCGCTTAATTTTTTAAAATCCACTTTTATTAGTTGCTTACCATTTGGATTTTTCTTTTTATACGATGGTGAAGCATAAGAGGACAGGGTAACAATAGCAATCCCAGTCTCTGCGCTGATTTCTTTTAACGTACCACAAGTGATAAAGGTATCGTCTTTATAAAGTGCATACTCTAATTCAAGCCTATCCATTCTCCAATTCCTCGATCAATCGTTTCAAATAAAACTCCGCTTTCTTTAAATCCTCGACACCGTTTTTCTTATGAAATCGCAAAACATACTTCACTACATTTCCCCAAAAGAAGCCCGCTTTATATTCAGGGCAAGCCTTGAAAGCATCTATCACGTCCAAGGCTTCAATCCCACTTTCTGAAATGTAATGGCTCGGTTTGTTCACGTTATCGCTCATTCTAAATCCCCCTCTTTTACAAATGAACCGTTTACCATTTTCCCTTTTCGGTTCTTGATCTCGTTGTAAGCTAGTTCAAAACATTCAGCAATGCTCCAGCCTTTCTGTTGACAATAGATAGTTAGCACTACCAAAATATCGCCTACTGCATCTTTCCCGTCTTGCTCACGATTTTTTAAATGCGCTTGTGCAAGTTCGCCCGCTTCTTCAAATAATTTCAACGCTTGCACCGTGCTATTGTTAGGATTATCTAAACCTCGCTCTTTCGCCCATTGTTCGACACGATGCGCTAGTAATTCCATGTTTGTTGTCATAACTTAATAGTCATCTCCTTTACAAGTTAAAATTGCAACAATATCTTCGTATATTGGTTTTGTTACATACAAAAAATCATCCGCAGTTAGTTGCTCTTTTTTTAAATAAGGTTTGAGTTCATCACTTATAAATATTTTGCTAAAACGATCACATTCTTTTGTAACGCATTTAATACAATCAACGTTCATGATGATTTGCTTTTTTTCCTCGTATTTAAACGGCGTTAACAAAATAAATTTTGTCATAATTCAATATTATCTCCTACTTCAATATTTTTATACCGTTCTTCACTAACCACAAACACATTCCCATTTACCGTGATAGTGAAAAGACTTCCGATTTTTCGTTTTTCCGTAACCTTGCCAGTGATAGCGTATTTACTATCAGCGTGATAGACTAGCAAGGGTTTCTGTGCTTCACGTTGCATGAATAGCAAGCAAGTAGTAAGTAATGCGTATCCAATTAAGAAACGTTTCATTCTGTAACCTCCTTATAAAGTAAATTCATATCAAAACCACTCTCGATAAATCTGTGTGTTAGTTCTTTGTTAATTCCATTTCCTAAGCGATTATAAACCACATGCACATTGATATCTGCACCTAAATATTTTCTCAAACGATCGCGATTATCCACATAAAAGTCGATATTTCGTTTTCGTTGTTGATAAGGCTCGCCTTTATCTATAACTCTAGTACACCACATTAGCACCTTTGAAATAACATCATTCTTTGTCAAACAATCTCTTAAAGAAAAATATGTATTTGTTTTTGGGATGAGAATAAGTTCTAATTGTCTGTTTATAAATGAGTCGGGAAAATAACTCATGAGTTTTTTTAATTCTTCAAAGACTTCATTATTCATTCTTTACACCTCCTCAACTTCAAACAGTGGACTGTCAAATACTTCAGTAAGACTTAATTTTTCGAGGTCAGATTTTCTAAAATTACTTCTAAAACTTGGACTGATATGAAGGCCGATGCCATCGTCATCGCAAAGGTATTGATTAGTAGCTTTAAATTTAACCGTATACTTCGGTTCTTTCTCTACCTCGTAGCCGTCCAGCCATGCTCGAGCGAGAATATCCATATTCTTTTTTTGATAAAACCATTCTGATATTTCGGTATCGCTGTGTTCATTTCTTACATCTTCAAAAACGTCCTCTAAATCCCAATCATTTAACTTTGCAAATTCAAGTAAATCCGCCACAAACTGCGGAACTTTGACTTTATGTGGTTCGTCTAGTTGTTTTAAATCTCTCAAAACACCATGAATATTTACGACTGTGAAAGGAACACTTTTCTTTAAAATATTCTCGTATTTTTCAATCAACTGTTTTACATTCATCTTCCAACTCCTTCAGTTTTTTCTTATACACTTTAATTTTCTTATGCCAAAAATCACGTTCAGCAGCTCTCATGTGTACTGTTGACTTCTGACTAGGTTTCTTTAACTCTTCAATCTTTTCTTCAGCTACTTCGATTGAACGTTCTAGCGATTCAATCATTTGTTGTTTAATATTCATCTTTACTCCAAAAAATCATAAATTGTGGTTTGATATACCGGTTCAAAATAAACTGGTTTGAAACGTTGAAAGCATTTTCTCTTGCGCTTTATTGTAAAAGTCTTTCTTAATTTCAAAACCATAGGCATTCCGGTTCATTTCTGCCGCTGCTCGAAGTGTTGAACCACTTCCAGCGCATGGATCAATAACTACGTCGCCCTCATCAGTGAAAATTTCAATCAATCGCTTCAAGACTGGAATAGGCTTTTGCGTCGGATGAATACTTGGATATGAGTTATCTTTTTCCCACGGTGCATGGTTCAATACCATTGCGCCGTTGTTGTTGAATTTTGGCAACTTATCACGATATAAGACAGTCGCTTCTTCAACTGCTCCGACAATCTTCATATTCGCTTTTAAGACTTGCGGACTTGATTTTTTTGTAAAGTATAGCGGATAAGCATTATTGAAGCCGTGTTTTTTTCCACACTCGATAACCATTTCACGTTGTTGCCAAGCGTGGAAGACAATCATCGCTGGTGCTTGTCCTTTTTCTTTTGGTTCTTTCTTCAATAAGCGACTACAAAAGTCGAAAAAGTTATTGATTTTAAAATCGTTGTCCGTATCAAAGAAAGACTTCCCAGCAAGTTTACTTTCTCCGTTTTTGTTGTCCCCGTCTTTATACCAACGCGGATCACTTGCATAAGCATTGTTTCCAAGGTTGTAAGGTATATCAGCAATAATCAACTGCGCTCGTGGTATATTGTAGCGCTTAGCGTTTTCAAAATGGTCATTGTATAACTCAATCTTTACTTGTCCGCTTCTCTCCATTGTGTAATCTCCAGTTCAATTCTATATTTCTTATTTCCGGACTTTCCACCGTGCCTAAAATCCGTTGACTTGATAACGTGATAATTATCATCTGTCCAAAATTTCGCATCTGTCAAGCCGTCTAATAGCGCTTTGCTAGTAGGCGACCAGTTTGGCGGGTCATATATGCGATTAGTTGGGGCGAATACCCAAACAATCACTTTACAAGGCTTGTCCTCGTTAAAAGGTAAACCAAAGTAATCTCTTAGAGTATTCCGCCCTTCATAATGCGCTAACTGTCGTAAAAACTTAGTGATTTTAGCTTTCTTTTGAAAATGCAGTCTGTCATTCGCTGAAATCATCTGTTTTCTGTCAAGTTCAAATTTTAAAATTAGTTTTTCCATGATCTAACCTTTTTTCTTAGAACGGCAACATATCATCTGAAATATCAAGCGGGTTTGTGTTTGCACTTCGTGAAAAGTCAGGCATTTCTTGTTGCGCTTGTCGTTTTTGCCCTTGGCTCTGACCTTGACTATTGCGACTTTCTAGAAACTGGAATTGTTCAGCTACAACCTCGGTAACATAAACCCGTTGTCCTTGCTGGTTATCGTAGCTTCGTGTCTGAATACGTCCAGTAACTCCAATCAATGCGCCTTTTTTAGCCCAATTTGCAAGATTTTCTGCTTGTTGTCGCCACATCACGCAATTTATAAAATCGGCTTCACGATCACCATTTTCATTCTTGAAAGTGCGATTGACAGCGAGGGTAAACGTAGCAATGGCTACATTTGACGGGGTGTATCTTAACTCTACATCTTTCGTAAGACGCCCAACGAGTGAAACATTGTTTAACATTTTTTAATTTCCTTTCAATTTTCCTAAAAGCATATCAGCTTGTTCTACTTGTGACTCTTTGATTTGTTTGTAGTCTGCAACTCCTAAATGCTGCAAGAACCACTTCACAATAGAGCCGTCCTCTTTGTTCTTTTCGGTTGAGATTTTAGCAATCTCTTTCAAATAGTAATTTGCTTTTTCAACTGAGATAACGGGTTCATCTTGTTTTTTTGGTTTTGCTGATGCTTGATTTTGATTTGCTCGTCCAGTTTGGATATAATCTGCATCTGTGTCAGCATCTTTGTTATCGTCAATCAAAAACATTTGACTTAGTGCATACTTAGTAGCGTAGCTTTGCGCTCCACCCGACACTTGAGAAGCATCCATACCTTTTTTTGTACGTTCTTCTCTTGCTCGTCCTACAACTGTAATCACATTTTCGCTATCCCAGTCCATGAGCGATATAGTAACTTTTGTGATCAATTCGCTTGCTAATTCTTCAGTCGTCACTTCTGAAATCAAGCACGTTGCACGATACTTCAAACAGATAGGCTTCAATGTTTCTTCAATGTCTTCAGCATTTCGATAGTTATACTTACCAAAAGAGTTGTACTGTTTTTTAGGCGCTTTCAACTCGTTTTGAATATTCGCCAGTTTTTCATAAATACTTTGCTTTTTTTCTACCATTATCAAACTCCTATCTGATACTCAAATTCTTACGTTCTACCAACTCAGCACCTAAAATTTCAAGTCCGTTTTTCAAATCTTCTTTCAAGCGCTTTTTGTCAGGTTTATAAGTTGCGACCTTGTACGCTTCAGGTAGAAGCAAGTCGTCCACTTCTACTGCTTCGGATTTTCGGAACGATACTTTGAAAAGCGGTGTGTCAACTCGTTCATGTCCAGTTAGTGCCATGCTCTCTTTCAAGACTTCTTTCATGCGTTCATTTTTGCGTTCGTCCGCTCTGTTCAATTCAGTTAGTCGCTTGATCTCGTTCTTGCGTGCTTCAACGTCCGCTTCATTGTTCTTGATAACCTTGATATAGTTTTCAACTTTTTCCTCGTAGTCGCTATTCCAGTCGATACTTTCAAGCGTGTCTAGTTTGGTTTCGTCGTCCAAGTCCATGTTGTAAATATCAAGGAATTGTCCTGTTAATTCATAAAGTGTTGCCATGTTTTTGCTCCTTTTTTAAGAATTGACGAAATTTGACTCCACTAACAAGTCAAAATTTATTTTCGTAGCTTCGCTAATTGCTTTTAATCGGTTTTCAGGTATCCGTCCAGCTTTTCGCCAATTACGATAAGTTACTAGGTCACAACCAAGTAATTCTGAGAAATCTTTTTTCCCTAAACCTAATTCAATTCGTCGCTTTTCAAGCAGTTTAATAGAATTTGTGTTGCTACCTTTATACTCTTTCCTGTAATTTAGTTCCGTAGCAGTTCTGTTATCTATTCCTAAAATTTCTGCCGCTTTTCTAACGTGTCTTTCTGGAATATTGCCTTTTTTTCTCCAAAGACTATACCCTTGTTTTGCAATTCCAAATTTCATTGAAAACTCATCCATGCTCAAGAGCCCTGATGTCCGTTTCTTTTCAAGTAAGTCCAAAAGGTTTTCGCTTGTCCCGACTTCAATCGTATTATCTAGTAAGCCATACACTTCAAAAAAAGTATCTTTATCAAGTTGATGAGCCAGTCGCCAAATAAATTCCAATTCCATCTTATGCCTCCTTCTATGCGCTCCAATATTCTTTTAAATCCACTGCCATGACCGTAGCAAGATTTTTCTGTTCAGTTAAAATTTGTCTTTTGTATGGTGCCAGACCTGCTTGTCGTTCTTCCTCGTTTCGTGGTATATAATACCCGTAAGGTTTTGTTTTCAGAGCTACGATAGGATGTCCGAAATTCATTCTTAAACTCTCGACAATCATTTTTAATCTTCGTTCTGATAAGTTGTAATCTCTACGAATATTTTTTGATTGTGCAGGTTTTTCAAATGTTCCGTTGTTGTTAATGTAATTAAATACACTTGTTTCTAATTCGTCCATTTCTCTACTAATCATAGGCTCTCCCTAAAAATATATTTCTTAATTCGGTACTTCCGCACTTTTCACACTCAATAGGCGGATAACTGTCAATTACTTCAAATTCATGTCCGCAATCACAACATCCACAATTCCAAATATAAAGGTTCATTTTTTATCACCCCTTTGGATATGGTAGCGCGAGCAACTCTTCACGTAGCCCTTCTGGTTTTTCTGTATCATAAGTAAATTTACGGTCACAGTTGCGAATGTTCATGCGTGCGATATTATTGAATTGATTTCTACCTTGCTGATAGACTTCAATAATCATTCTGTCATGTTCTTCTTGTGCTTTCTTTTTCGCTTTTGCTTTCTGTTCACTGCTTGCAATCAATAGCAAAATAATAAACAAGCAAGTCACGGTTAATACAACCATTAATAATTGTTCTGCGATGCTTGGTTCTGTCATTTTCTATACCTCTAATAATTTTTCTAAGTCAGCAATGCGCTGATATAAGATTTGGTTTTCTTCCCTTGATTCAATCAATTCTCGGTTCAAGTCCAATGCGACTAATCGCCAATCTTGATTGACTTCAATTTTGGTTGTGTTGAAAAACCATTTTGTAAGTTTGTCTAGTAATTTCATGCTAAAGCTCCTAATTGTTTTTCTTTTTTCAAGTTTTCCAACATTTCTGATAATGTTTCTTTTTTAGTGCGATAACGATTTCTGCTCTTCCATTTAACAAACAATCGGAAACCTTCATAATTGATAAATACTAGCTTATGTGTTGGATTGTCAATGAACTGTTTAAAATCGGGGTGTCCTCGCATCTCAGTAGCCCAAATTTTAGCAGTTCCAACTGTCAGACCTTCCCACATTTGGCAAAGGTGCTTGTAGTCGCCATGAGTTGCTTTTTCGTTAATTCCTACTGGTTTGTAAGTAATTTCTGCCTTAGGCATAGATTTATTTTCCTTTCTGTGATATAATTCAGTTAGTTATTTTAGTAAGCGCCTGACTTTGTTAGGTGCTTTTTTGTTTTACCTTAGTTCATCTGTGCTGATTTCTAATGCGTCAGCGATTTTGCATATATTTGGCCAAGAAAGATATTTTACCTTTCCTGTCTTTAGGTCAGAAAAGAAACTACGGTTAACTCCAGCCATTTTAGATAACTGACTACCGTTTAAATTTCTTTCCTGCATGATTTTATTTAATTGTTCCCACATTTTTTACCTCTAAACACAATATGTTGTAAAACAATCACTCGCTCTCACAACATGTTGTGAATTTCTGTTTGTTATGTTATAATATATCTTGACTAGGACCTCTCACTGTTTTAGTCAAAAAATCAACAGAAAGGAGGAACTCTAATGGAAATGACTATCAAGACTGGAATCCCTCAAGATCAAGTCACTAAAATTGTTCATGAAAAAGGACCCGGACATGTGTATGTTGAAACAATCTATCCAAATGGCTTAATTATCAATTACGATATGTTACCAGATGGAACAGTCAACGTAGATTGTAATAAACCGCTTCGTCTCGAACCAGACGGAACTTATACACCAGTAATGGACTGACCTCGTATGATAATCTTGTCTTCTTTAAAAGTAAGACTTGATTTATCTAATTTGATATTAACTGCCTTGATGCGATTGCATTTTATTGCTTGGTTATCAAGGCTTTTTCTTTTCCTGCTATACGGATATCGGTTTGGTTTCATTTTTACTCCTTCCCTTTTCTGCAAAGTCCTAAATTGAAATTTCTCTCTTTTATTTATTTAGAGAAGTAGGACTTGTTGTTAGTTAATATTTATTGTTATTTAATACTTGTTGTTAGTTAATATTTATTAGTGCCTTATTTTACTTATTTGTAAAATACAGATTTGTAAAATACAGATTTGTAAAAGTCGGAAATGTAAATATCAAACTGTGGATAACTTTTGCAAAGCATCCTCCAATCTCTGCAACATAATCTCAAATTGAAAATTGGTAATTTTGATATCTGAGAAGAATCTGAAAGTCTGAACTCCTCGACCTCTACCGAGACTTTTTTTGACAACTCGCATATAACCAGCATCCTCTAGTTTTTTTAGATGACGGTCTATCATGTCACGACTAACATTCAACCGTCTAGCTATTTCCTCTGGATAGACTAGCCAATTCTCTTTGTTGCTGAGAATAACCATCAATATCCCAATCGTGGCAGGTTCAAGTTCTGGATCTCTCAGAAAATCATTTTTAACTGCTGTATAATCATCAGTTGCATTTCTGAAAGATTAGTTGAACATTCAAGTTTTTAAAATCTGTCATGATTTCTCCTTTCTAAATCTAAATCAATCCATCCTGTCTTTAATAAAGCAAAATAGATTTATTAAAGCACAAACTACATTTACGATTGTTACTATAATTAGTCCTAGTTCGTTCATGTTTGCTCTCCTTTGAACGAATTTTCGTTCACTTGATTAAAAAATTAAGCAGTTGACTCTGCTGAAGTGAAAAGGTATTTTAGTTCATATTCTGGAAAGAATTTTTCTTGAACTAACATAGCTTCTTGAAACGTGAAAGGATACTTCCCTTTCAGCTTATCGCTGATAGTTTGAGATCTAACAGATAGATAATCTGCGATATCTACAATAGAAATTCCCTTCTCTTTTCGTGCGATGTCGATGTTCAACATATATGCAACTCCTTTCTAAACGAATTTTCGTTTATTAGATTTTAAAATTAAGCTCGTTGCTGAGCTTAGTTATATAATAAACTATTTTTCGTTCATTGTCAACCCTTTTTTATTATTTTTTTAAATTTATTTTTCTTTACAAACGATTTTTCGTGTGCTATAATGAATAAAAAGGAGAAAGAGCCATGACAGAACAACAACTAAGAGAACTTATAGAACTAAAATATGGTAGCGTTCGACAAATGGCATTGAAGATTGATATGCCTGCCTCTACTATCAATTCTATTCTAAATAGAGGAATTCTGAAATCTAACGTTGACAATATATTTAAGATTTGCTCAGCCCTTGACATTCGTCCGGAAAGTCTCGCTGAGGGGATAGATTTTCATAAACAGGCTGAAAATTCGTCCGACATTGTGGCAATATACAACCAACTAGACGAAGATAGACAAGCAAATGTAGTCGACTACGCTACTACCTTATTAAACGAGCAAGTTAGCACGAAAGCGACAACTGTCTTAGAAAAGTATAGAACCGATGACTACATTATAGACTATGTAGAGGGATTGGTTGCAGCAGGCCACGGAACGTTTCAGGAAGATAATCTTCACATGGAAGTGAAACTCAGAACTGAAGATGTGCCAGAAAGCTATGATACCATCGCTAAAGTGGCAGGCGATAGTATGGAACCGCTTATCGAAGATAATGATCTATTGTTCATAAAGGTTACCAGTCAAGTAGATATCAACTCAATCGGTATCTTCCAAATCAATGGAAAAAACTTCGTCAAGAAACTAAAAAGAGATTATGACGGATCTTGGTACTTACAAAGTTTAAATAGTGGATACGAGGAAATCCACTTGTCAGAAAATGACGACATCCGAACTATCGGGGAAGTTGTCAGTGTATATAGAAATTAAGAGAGAAAAGATTATGAAAATAGGTTATAGAAGTCCAAGCCTTTCAAAAAGTTTAAAAGCTAGAACAACTGGAAGGCTTAAACGACAAATGAAAAAAGCCGTTAACCCTCTTTATGGTAAGAAAGGTATGGGATTGATAAACAACCCACAAAAAGCTATCTATAATAAGGTCTATAATAAAGTCACTATTGACCCTTTGAAAGGTGTTAAAAAAGTATCTAAAGTCAATAAAAGCCAAAGTAAAAAAAGTTACTCTACCCCAAAACAAGCAACAGTTTCTAAATCTCAAACTCGTGTGATAAAAACGGTAACTTATAAGTGTAACAAATGGATATATATTCTACTAGCTATTTTTCTTGGATATTTTGGCGCTCAATATTTCTACTCTGGTCAAAAACGAAAAGGATTTATTGCACTTCTTTTCTGTATAACAAGTATCCCTATGTTTATTGGTTTATTCCATGGCATTTCTGCTCTATTTAAACCAGTTGACGAAAAAGGGAATATTACTATAATAGCAAAAGAGCGATCAAATAAGCATCAATTCATTTACGACTAAAATAAAAAAATCCCACGCTCTGAAAGTTTGGCGACTGCGAGCGTGGGGTAAGATGTATAGAAAGAATGGCATTAAAAGGCCCTCTTTTCTGTACCCATTTTAACAAAATAAAGGGGAAAAATCAATGTGGATGGAAGAACTTTCCAACGGAAAATTTAAATTTTTTGAAAGATATAAAGACCCGTACACTGAAAAATTGAAGAGGGTATCTGTTACTCTAGATTCTGGATCATCAAGAGCGAAAAAGGAAGCTCAAAAACTACTTGATGAACGTATAGAAGAAACTTTACAGAATATACAATCAACAGATGCGATTTATCAACACGTCTTAGATGAATGGTGGACATTTTACCAGAAAGAAATCAAAGGTAGTTCTATCAGTTCTCTTACTAGTAGCGTGAACGATTTTAAAGAAGCATTCGATACAGAAATTAAAGTTAAGAATATAGATACTAAATACATCCAGCGTTTCTTGAATGATCTAGATATTTCTCGCTCAAAACTAGAACGCTATAAAATGATTTTAAATCTATCGTTTGATTATGCAGTTAGTTTTGAATACATCAAAGACAACCCTGCAAGACGAGCAAAACTTCCAAAACAAATAAAAACAATCGAAGAATTAGAAAAGACAGAAAAGAAATTTTTGGAAGAGGATGAACTAAAAAGATTATTAGAAGAATTATACAGAACAAAGAACACATATAGACTAGGTTTGCTTGCAGAATTCATGTCATACAATGGCTGTCGAATTGGTGAAGCTATTGCTATTAAACAAGAAAATATTGATTTTGATAATAAGACGGTAAAAATCCATGGAACTCTAGATAAAACAGTAGGGTATTCAAAGGGATTTAAAACAACTACAAAAACTGCTGCAAGCTTCAGAACTGTTTCATTATCAAAAAGAGAAATTGAAATTTTAAAAGAGTTTATCTCAATAAATGAACTTTCTAAAAACACTCGAAAAACATTCAATGATCTTGGATTTATATTTGTTACCAAAAACGGCATACCAATTCAAAATAATTCTTTCAATTTAGCAATCCAGAAAGCAAATAAGCGTTTAAAAAATCCAATAGACAAACATCTGACTTCACATATCTTCAGACACACTCTTGTTAGTAGACTAGCAGAAAACAATGTGCCCCTAAAAGCAATTATGGCAAGAGTTGGTCACTCTGATTCTCGAACGACCAATAAAATCTATACACACGTTACTAAAAAGATGGATGATAATATCCTTGACTTGCTCGATTCTTTATAGTTTGCCCCTTATTTGCCCCCTATACACAAAAAAAGCCTGTCACACAAGCTTAAATGCTTGATATGACGGGCTTTTTATAAAATCATTATTTAACTGCTTCTTTAAGAGCTTTACCAGCTTTGAATGCTGGAACTTTAGA